AGAAAGAATGATCCATTTTATGTTAAGTCTAATTGAAAATATGTTTGATGAAACTGAATTTGATGTGTTGATGAATAGTGAAATTGTAGGTTCTGTGAAATTGATAAACGGAAGGTATTTCCTATCAGTTAAAGTCAAAGGAAGTAAGTATTCAAGCAGAAGTACACACAAAACTTTAGAAGCTGCTTTCAATACTGCAGTGGAATTGTTAGAAAAATAAAAAATGGTGACTGAAAACAGCCACCAAACTTAAGCGTAAATAAATTATAGCATAAAAATACACAAAATCAAAAGTTGGGAATTTTATAGAAAGGGGTTGCTTGGATGAATCTATTGAAACAAATTTTAGCGTTCAATCAGCGACAAATGTCAAATCCATTGTCTGCAGGGCAATTCATTTTATGGCATGCGTTACTAAATGTTCATAATGATTGCGGAAAGCAAGAATGGTTTACAGTAGCTAATTTACGTTTGGAATTGTTCACAGGATTATCACGACAAGGGATTGATAAAGCAAGAAACACATTAAAGCAATTAGGTTTCATTGAATATAAATCCAACGGGACAAAAGCGACTGCTTACAAAATTAATCTTTTATATAACGACAGTTTACAACCTAGTTTACAAGATGGTTTACAAGATAGTGGTCAAGCAGTTGGCAAAGAAGCTGCGGAACAGTTGCCAAAAGAGTTGCCAAACGGTTGGCAAAACAGTGGAACATTAAATAAAGAAAAAGAAAGTAAAGAAAAGGAAAGTAAAGCTAATAATAATATATCCGCCAAATTGCTAGAAAATCAATTCAATGATTTGTGGAATATTTATCCAAGAAAAGAAAGAAAGAACGATGCATTTAAGGCTTATTCGAAAGCCATTAAAAAAGGCGTTGAACACACTACAATTCAGAATGGCTTAAAATCATACATCGAATATGTGAAAGCTAATCAGACTGAAACTAAATATATCAAGCAAGGCGGAACATGGTTTAGTCAAGAGTGTTGGAATGACGAATACAAAATAGATTCTAATCCAAAAACTAATTATTCAATTTATCCAACCAAATCTAAAGGATATTCTGAACCACTGCCAGATTGGTTATTTAGGCAACAGAATGAAGAACGCGCACAAAGGGGTGTTAATTGATGGAATCATTGATGGAACAAGAATTAAGAGTTTTCAAAGAAAATCCGGAACGCTACACATCTATCATCAAATCCATTTCTGAATTGAAAACAACTCGTGACAAAGAAGCCTATTTAAACAATAAAAGAAAATTGATTACAGGGAAAATGACTGAAGAAGAGTACAATAAAAACTTTGGTTAAGGTTGAGTAAAAGGGGAAAAGAAATGTTTGTAATTAAGCATAACGGGATGTACTTCCAAGGATTTAAAGATTATTCATCCATAGAAGGTTATTTAGACAAAAAGCATCCAAAAAGAACATTTAAATATTGTAAGAATCAACATCAAGCGATGGAGTTTATTTCGTATGAAAAAGCACATGATTTCAAGTATAAAAACAACGTGTTAGGAACAGTCACACTAATTCAAGAAACATCAAAACAGAGTGATTTATTTAAACCGAATACATGTCTAGTTTTTACGAAAGACAACGATTGTGATAATCAATTATTGATTGCCCGGGATGAAATTGAAAATATGATTGGAACATCATTAAACAATTTCTACCACATGCAGAAGGACATTTTAAAAGTGAAGGTAAGCACGTTGAATAGATTTTTAAACAATCCGTACAAAGTAAATCCAATCACTAGAAAGAAGATTATAGATAATTTAAAAACATACTTTGAAGGAGCTAAGATGGCATGAATTTAAATGATCCAATTCATCAAAAAAGAATTGAAGTTGGTATAAAGATGGACTTAAAAGAAAACGCACGAATTAAAGAGGCAGTCAATAAACCAAGTCACTATATTGGTGACAAAGGTTTAGAAGTTAAAGAAGTCTTAGAAAACTTTGTAAAAAATAAAAGCGGAATGGAAGCTCACCGTTGGTGTAGTGCAGTTGAATATTTATTACGATATGCAGAAAAAAACGGTGTGGAAGATTTAAAGAAAGCTCAAAAAAATATTTGTTGGCTGATTGAAGAAGGGGATATTAAATGACACTAACTTTATTGCTTAAAAATGAAACGAAATATATTTTCTACGGTATAAGGGAATACGGTATTGAATATGAAAAGTATCTTAAATTTACTTATACAGGGGAAAAGGACACTTATTGGTCTGAAAGGCAAGAAAAGACACATGAAGGATGCTTTATGTTAGATGCAATTGCTGGTTACTACATTAATAGATAAGAAGGTGATTAAATGAAAATCTCAACCCAGATTATTGGCACTTTGATTGTAGTATCACTTTTGGAATTGATAAGCAAAGAAAGTAAACTTGCAGCGTTCATAATTGGTCTAATTATGGTTATCGTAATATTAATTCTAGGCATCTTAGAGTTGTTTGGAGTTATAGCGTTTTAAAGGAGTGATTGAATGAAATTCGCATACATTAGCTGCTTAGGGGATTTGTACGTAAGCAGTGACCCCGATTGTGATTCAGAGCCTTGCCCAATCTGTGGAGATTACGACAGGTGTATAGGCACAGCTAACAACAACATAGACTTAGCAAAAGTTATGTTAGAAGAAGGGTTTACGGAAGAATACATTTTAGAAATGACTGGTTATGAAATCAAACAAACTGGTAACGATATCGAATATAAGAAAATAAAAGATGTGGAGTGGGAGGATGAGTAATGTTCATCGATTTAACAAGACGTAGTGACGGAAAGAAAATAAAAGTATCTAAACATGCTATTGGTTATATGGAAGAAGTCGGAATTATTGAATGGAAAAAAGAAGGTCTATTCAAGAAAGGTCAGTGGGTTGAAGATTCCAAAGATAGATTTACTGAACTAAATATTTTCGGACAAATAGTCTATGTGAACGAAACAGTAGAGGAAATTGAAAGAATGGTAGAAGGTGATTGAATGGAAACAGTAACAATCAACGATACTAAAAATGAAGAATGGTATATAGAAACAGACACTTTCTTTGTAGCACCTATGTGTGATTTAAGGCAGGAATGGAATTCTTATTGTCCAACAGATAGAAATATGTATTATATCCCACGAATTGAAGTTCAAAAAGTAGATGCGAATGATGTACTAGAGTGGATATATGACAGAATGGCTGATGAAGGTTACGAAAACATGGCAGGAATGTTATGGGAAGAAACAACAGACGATTTCAAACAACGACTTCAAGCAGTTCTTGATGAAATTTCAAATTTTGGCGCTGCAAAAGTATATTATCCAGATAAGTATATAGATCCCGATATAGATTTGGAGGAGGAATTTTAGAATGACAGAAAAACATGAAAATATCAGTGTGGGTGAAAAAGTGTTGCCAACATGTATTCAAATTGAACTACCTAATAACGTTCCCTCGAACGTAAAACCGATCGTGATTTTTCCAAGTATAGGATGTGAGAGCGTGACGGTTAAAGCGACTCAATATCAAACAGGAGGTTATACAGAGTTTGAAGGGAAACTAGACCCTAACAAATCACACATCATTAATCTAAATACGGGAGTTAAGTAATATGGACAAAACGAAAATGACAATGAATATTGAAGTCAACTTCAGAATCATTATATTTGACAATGATTTGTGGAAGACAGCTGTTGAGCTGTTGAGAGAACAATTCTTAAAAGAACAAATCAATATCGTGAAATCTAAATTATTTGGCGAAGCATTGAAGTATCACTACGATGCATACGTTGATGAAGCTTTGATTGATAAATACGGGTTGAAAAAAGTAAACGAAATGGTGAAAGAAAAAATCAAAGAACGAATTGAAAGTGAAATGGAACGTGAATTCAAGTTTTTGAAAAGATATGGAGGATAACGATGGAAGATAAAACACAAGGCGTAAAATCGTTGGTGGAATTTAAAAAGGTAATAGTGGAATTTAGGGATAGGATTAATGGTTTCGTAGAGGAATTATCAAAATTATTGAATGATATTGAAATTCCTGATGAAGAGGAAGATACATGGGAAATGAAATGCCCGTATAAATATGACGATGAATATTGGCTTCTTTTTGATGATGGGGATACCGATAATAGCTTTTGGGGCGATAGCTTAGAAGATGAAAAAAGATTCAATGTCGGTAACGTGTTCCCAACCGAAGAAGCAGCAGAACTTGAAGCAAAACGCAGAAATCTACTTACACGATTTAGAGCGTTCAGAGATGAGTGTAACGATGGGTGGAAGCCTGATTGGGGCAGCTACTTAGGCCTAAAATATTATATTTGTTGTGCAGCGGAAAAAGAGTTAAAAATTTATCGCACAGGAGCTGCAAACGATTTTTGTATTTTCGGCTACTTCAAAAATGAACAAGATGCTCAACGTGCTATCGAATTATTCTGTGATGAAATCAAGACTATATTCGTGGATTGTGAAGGTGACTAGATGACAGATATCAATGTAGATAAAGCTATTGATTTAAAGAAAGAAGGTTACTCATGGCCAGAAGTAGCAAAGCAAATGGGATTTCATGATTTTAAAGCAATCGATAGAATTCGGAATAGATGTAGGAAACATCCTAGATATTCTGAAATTAGACAACATCAATCAAACAATAAAACAAGTGAAACTAGATATCAGAAAAAGGATATCAAAGCGGATGGCTCAATTGGTTCAGAAATCAAAATTGGAAGACAGAATAAGAAAGAATTTACGGATGAAGAACTTC